GCCCCTGGTGAAGACGGCGGCTGATCAAACTTCCGAACGGTCCATCACGACCCAGCTGCTTGCGATCCAACCGCCGCCACTGCCCGCCATAAATGGAGTGGCGGGCAGTGGCTCCCTAATACCCCAGGAGCCGCGTTCAGGATAAGACAAGCTGAACGGGCTGCTGTTGCGTCCGACCTCTTCGGTGACAAGGCCGCTCTGGCATTTCTGCGCATCGACCCCGCGACTTTACGCGAAGCGGCCCGGGATGTGCGGGACTTCGGAGTAGCGGTCAGTGCGACGGATTCCGCGCAGATCGAGCGCACAGGAGATGCAATCGCGCGGCTGAGTCTGATCTGGACCGGGCTTGTCAATCGACTGACAGTCGCCGTCGCCCCGGCGCTGGAGACCGTGGCCACGACGCTGGCCGACATGGCGCGCGCCACCGGGCCCATCGGTGTTGCGCTGACAGGCCTAATCGACAACCTTGGACGCCTTGCCACCTACGCCGCGACCTTCGCCGCCGTCATGGCCGGTCGCTGGGTGGCGGGCCTGGCCGTAGCGGCGCTGTCGGTCCGCGGGCTGGCGACAGCGCTAGTCTTCCTGCGGGGCGCGCTGATCCGCACCGGCATCGGTGCACTGATCGTCGGTGCGGGCGAACTGGTGTATCAGTTCAGCCGGCTTGTGTCGAATGTCGGCGGGGTCGGCGCAGCGATGGCACTGCTCGGCGACGTGGCGCGAGAGGTCTGGGACCGGATAGCCCTCTCGGCGGCTTCCGCCTGGGCGAATATCGAGTCCGGCTGGGCCGGGGCGCAGGCGGTGATCTACGACGGCTTGCAATCTGCACTCGCGGCGGTGGTTGGCTGGGGCAACAGCGCCGTTAACACCTTCCAAGGAGCGTTTGACGCGATCAAGGCAATCTGGGGCGCATTGCCGCAAGCAATCGGCGACTTCGCCTTCCAGGCCGCCAATGGACTGATCAGCGGCGTCGAGGCCATGTTGAATGCAGTGGTCACCCGGATCAACGGCTTCATTGAGGGGCTGAACGCTGCATTGGCCCTGCTGCCAGACTGGGCCACCGGCGATGGTGGCTTGCAGATCGGCACACTCGCCCCGGTCGATCTTGGCGGCATCGCGAACCCCTTTGCGGGTGCGGCTGCGGCAGCTGGATTAGCGGCGGGCGACGCCTTTCGCGCTGCGATGGGCAAGACCTATGTCGATGCACCCGATCTTTTTGGTGGCATGGCGGACAATGCGCGGTCACGAGCCGCGGGGTATGCCGAGGCCGCTGGCATGTTGTCGGATGCGGCATCGCGCCCGATGACGGCTTGGCAGGCGCTAAAGGCCGCTGTCCTTGGCACCGGCACAGAGGGTGAAGAAGCGCTGGGCCGCGCTGGCGCTGCGGCGGATGCGCTGTCCGAGGGCTTTGACGCGGCGGGTGCGTCTGCGGGAGGCGCGGGAGCGGCAGCCAAAGCGGCGGCGGACGAGGCTGCCACCGGCTGGCAGGCTGTCACGGCCTCGCTTGCCGAGTATGCCAAGGGCGCAATGGATTGGGGCAAAGGCATCGGCGAAACTCTGACCTCGGCCTTCACCTCGGCCGAAAGCGCGTTCCGAACCTTCGTCACCACCGGCAAGTTTGACTTCAAATCGCTGATCTCCTCGATCCTGGCCGATCTGGCGACACTGGCCTTCAAGAACTCAGTACTGGGCCCTCTGGCAAATTGGCTCTCCAAGGGGCTCGGCGGTATCTTCGCGCCGGTCAAGCATGCGGGCGGCATGGTCGGAGCGCCCGGTCCAAGCCGCATGGTGCCCGCGCTTGCTTTCGCGGGCGCGCCACGGATGCATAGCGGCGGCTGGGCAGGTCTTCGGCCCGATGAAGTGCCCACGATCTTGCAGCGCGGCGAGCGGGTGCTGTCGCGCGCCGAGGTCGCACGTGGAATGGCCGGGGGCGGATCGGGCGGTGTCTCCATCAGCATCGATGCGCGGGGCGCGCAGCCCGGTGTTTCCGAACAGATCGATGCCAAGCTGCGCGCCGCCATTCCGGAAATCGCACGCCTGGCCAAGGCCAGCGTCGCGGACGGTAGGCGTCGTGGTCATGCGTTGTGAGAGAGATGAGAGGCGACTGACCGATGATCCCCGAATTGCCTTTGACCTTAGTCTCGAGCCTGGAGCGGCGGCTGGTCACCACCACGGCAGCGGTGACGTCGCCGTTCACCGGGACCATGGAAGTGCAGGACTGGGGTGGCGAATGGTGGGAGTACGGCATCGAGATGGCGCGGTCCAATGGGCGCAACGCCCGCCGCCTGTCGGCGTTTGTGGCTGCACTCGGTGGGCCGCGCGGCCGGTTCCTGTTCCGCGACCCGACCATCCGCCAGCCAGGCATCGCGTTCGCACCGGCTGTCTCGGGCGGCTTCCAGACCGGTGGGACGCTGATCACCAGTGGCTGGCCTGCTTTTGCTACGCCGCTCTTTGCCGGAGATTTCTTCTCCCTTGGGAGCGATGCGCAGACTCGGCTGCATCAGCTGACGACGGATGTGGTCGCTGACGAGTCAGGCTCGGCCACGCTCGCCTTCGTGCCAAGGCTGCGGACATCGCCCGTCGATGGCGCAGCGCTGGAAATCGCTGCCCCGGCCGTTCTGTTGCGCCTGACCGCGGCAGTTCCGACCCGGATCGGGCGGGTGGACACTTTCCTCTTCACCCTGACCGCTCGGGAGACACTATGAGCCGCGATCTGACACCTGACTTTGCCGCAGCCCTTGCCGATCAGGACCTGCGCCCCGTGATCTTCTTTGAGGGCGAGTTCGCCTCCGGCACCGTGCGGCTCTGGTCTGGCCTTGGCGAGATTGGCTGGGCCGGGCAATCCTGGTCGGGCGCAGGCGCACTGCTGGGTCTTGGAGCGATCGAAGAAACCTCCGAAGTCGTGGCGGGCGGCACGTCGGTGTCGCTGTCTGGCGTTCCGCTCGATCTGGTGCAGATGGCCATTGCCGAGGCCCGGCAAGGTCTGCCGGGGCGGGTCTGGCTTGGGCTTCTGACTCCTGAGGGCCAGATCATCGCCGATCCGGTGCTGGCCTTCGCCGGGCGTCTTGATGTGCCCGAGATCACCGATGATGCGGACAGCTGCCGGATCACCATCAGCTATGAGAGTCGCCTGATCGATCTCAACACAGCGCGCAGCTGGCGCTACACGCACGAAAGCCAGCAGGCCCTGCATCCGGGCGATCTTGGTTTTGAATATGTCACAGCCATTCAGGACCGGGAAATCACCTGGGGGCGCGGATGAATACCCGTATGACTTCCACAGGCACCGATGGGACAGACACCGTGGGGCGGGCACGCCTTCCCGGCTGGGAACGCCGCCTCGTCGCAGCCGTTGAGGCCACCCGGGACCGACCGTTCTGCTGGGGGCGGCACGATTGTGCGACCTTCGCCTTCGATCTGCGCCGCGAGATAGCAGGCGGCTATGACGTCGCAGCGCTCTGGCGCGGGAGATACTCCACCGCGCGCGGCGCGCTGCGGGTGATGCGGCGGCTGGGCTGGCAAACACTGGAAGCGGCAGGGCGAGATCTTCTGGGTGAACCGCTGCCGTCGGTCCAACTCGCCCAACGCGGCGATCTCGTGCTGGCCAACACCGGTCTCGGCTTCGGAGTCTGCCTTGGCGCCCGCGTGGCCGGGATCGCGCCCGAAGGGCTGGTCCTCGTCCCGCTCGCCACCTCGGCGCTGGCCTGGCGCATCTGACCTCGTCACACTGAAAGCCTCTCACCCATGCCCTTCATCGTCTCCGCTGTCACGGCCATCGCCGGGGCGATCTCCGGCGTGCTGGCCGCAGGCGGCATTGGTGCCGCCCTCGTGCGGCTCGGCGGCACGCTCTTGCTGTCATATGCCAGCCAAGCCCTGATGCCGAAGCCCAAGGCGTCGCTGCAGGCCCGTACGGTAACGGTGCGCGAGCCGGTGGTGCCGCGTGACATGGTCTACGGCCGGGCGCGCAAGGGCGGTGTCATCGTCTTCCTGCATGCCTCGGGGTCGAAGGACCAGTTTCTGCATCTGGTGATCGTGCTGGCCGCACACCGGGTGAAATCGATCGGTGCGATCTGGTTCGAGGGGGAGATGGCCGTCACGGCAGGCGGGATTGTACAGGGGCGATGGGCGGGCAAGATCACAGTCGAGAAGCGTCTTGGCGCAGACGATCAGACCGCCTTTGCCAGTCTGATCGCCAATGTGCCGGACAAATGGACCGCAGCACACCGGCTTGCGGGCTGCGCCGCCCTCTATCTGCGGCTGACCTATGACCCGGATGCTTTCCCCGGCGGCATTCCGAACATCACCGTGGATCTGGAGGGCAAGGACGACATCCTCGATCCCCGAACGGGGTCACGCACTTATTCCGAGAACCCGGCCCTGTGCCTCGCCGATTACATGGCCGAGCCTGACTTTGGTCTGGGCGCAGGTCTGGGCGCTGCAGATGGCATCGACGCCGAGAGTATCCGTCTTGATCAAGCGGTTTTTGGCGTCCACTTTCGATCAGCTTTGACCAAAGTATTTGCCATTTCGATAAGTTTGCGCATGAGAGTGACGATGGCGACTTTGGA